AGCCAAAAACAGGACAATTTTCAACTAAGGAGGCAACACCATGGTAGATGATCTAATGAGCGCGGCAGAAGTATGCGAGCGTTTGAACATTACATTAAATAACTTACGACAGATCCAACACCGTAAAACACTTACATGGGTGCAGAAGTCAGGCCGTAATGTGTACTACACAAGAGCAGATGTTGAAAACTATTTTTCAAAGCGCACGGAGCGTAATCAAGGCTAACATCTTCATGTGATCGTCATTGAAGAAGAAGTAACTGTGGCTCAGATAGATGAATGTCTGAGTCATGTTTACGCCATGCTTAAAACAGATGAATACGGCAACCGCATGGATTGGCGCAAAAAAGAAATGCTGACAGAACAATTAGATGAATTGCTTGATGCTCGTATCAATTTAGTAAAGACAGGCAAACCATGACAGAAGAAGAAATAGAAGCAATTTTGGATCAGATTTTTAGTAAGCATGCAAAGGACTGCGATTGTGAACAACACACCGTTTGATGGAGTAATGCTTTTTATTGTGCTGAGTTTGTTTATTGCAGTAGTTGCAATGTCGTTAGGAGTCCGATAAGTTACGCATACTGATCCCCACCGTGGGGATTGAGTGCTGGACACAGCCCCTATTCATAACGAGTAGGGGTTTTGTTCTTTCAACTTGCAGGAAACTTTTTGAAACATTAACATGAACACATTATGGTAGAAAATACGCGTGAATTAGTAGAAAAAGAAACAACCATAATTGAGTTGCGCCATGAAGGTTATGTGTGGCGTGAGATAGCCGTTATGGTGGACATGAGCATTGCAGGCGTTGTGAAGGCTTACAAACGCGCTCTTACGCGCCACCCTGTTGCGGCAATAGAAGAACACCGTGAATTGGAATTAGATCGCCTAGATAATCTTCAGCGTACCTACTGGCAACCTGCGGTGGCTGGCAATCTAAGAGCGGCAGATTTTGTTTTACGCGTAATTGATAAGCGCGCAAAGTTACTGGGATTAGATGCACCATTGAAGGTACAAGCAGAGGTGGTTACTTATGACGGATCAGACTTGGACAGAGAAGTTGAACGAGTCGCAAGAATTATTGAAGCCTCAACAATTGGAGGGGTTGCAACCATCACAGAACTCACGGATCAAGGCGAGCCGTTGGGTATGGAAGAACAAACTGGCGCGGAAGGAACAACTACCGCCTGAAGGTGATTGGAACATTTGGCTTGCAATGGCAGGCCGTGGATTTGGCAAAACAAGATTAGGGGCTGAAGAAATAGCCTGGCAAGCAATCCTTCAACCCGCTACGCGCTGGGCTGTTGTTGCTCCTACCTTCTCAGATGCTAGAGATACCTGCGCAGAGGGTGAGTCAGGCATTGTTGCCATCTTACAGCGTTATCAAATGCTTCAGAATTACAACCGTTCTATTGGTGAGATCCTGCTCAAGAACGGTAGCCGTATAAAGTTATTCAGCGCAGATAACCCTGAACGCTTTAGAGGCCCACAACATCATGGGGCTTGGTGTGATGAGTTAGGTGCATGGCGCTATCAAGATGCCTGGGATCAATTGCAATTTGGCTTACGCCTAGGTAAGAAGCCGCGTGTAATTGTTACTACTACACCGCGCTCTACGGCTTTGATACGCATGCTTGCAGGGCGTACAGATGGCTCAGTAGTTATTACTAGGGGATCTACATTTGATAACGCTAAGAACTTAGCCCCTAGTGCATTGATGGAGTTACAAGCCCGCTACAACGGCACACGGATAGGTAGGCAGGAACTCTATGGAGAAATTCTTGATGATGTTGAAGGCGCATTGTGGACTAGGGGCTTAATTGACCGCACACGCATTGCAACAACCCCCACTATGGCCCGCATTGTTGTAAGCGTTGATCCTGCTGTAACTAACTCAGAGAAGTCAGATGAAACAGGCATTGTTGTAGTGGGATCTACGGCTGACGGGCAAGGCTATGTATTAGGTGACTACTCATTTAGAGGATCACCGTTGCAGTGGGCTACAAAGGCAGTAGAACTGTTTGACTCATACAAGGCTGATGCTGTTTTGGTTGAAGTAAACCAAGGCGGTGACATGGTGGGCGCAGTGCTAAAGCAAGTACGGCCTACCTTGCCAATTAGAGAAGTGCGAGCGCACATAGGTAAGAAACTCAGAGCAGAGCCAGTAGCGGCTATGTATGAGCAGGGCCGTATTCACCACATAGGAGAGTTTGCAGAGTTAGAAGATCAGATGTGTACCTGGACTGTTGATGAACCAAACTCACCTGACCGCATTGATGCAATGGTGCAGGGTTTTAGTGATTTGTTAGGAAAAGTTACAGTCAGTAATTACTTTAACGCTATTGCTAATCATTGCCCTAAGTGTGGGTTGCCAATGCCTAAATCATTTACACATTGTTCAGCGTGTAGAAGCGCTATGATTGTGACAAATTCTGAGGTGGCACAAGGAGCGTAATGGCTGACAATTACAACACAATAATTGATCAAGGCGCTGATTGGTTTCGCAATTTCTTGTACACACAGCCCGCAGTTATTACTAATGCAGTAGGCAATGGTACAACTGTCACATACACCGCAGAAAATGGATTTAGCGCAGGACAGACTGTTTACATTGAAGGCATTTTGCCTAGCCAATACAACTTAGGCAATGTAACAATTGCTTCACGCACTTCAACGCAATTTACAGTTACAAATGCGGCTACTGGTTTGTACATTCAAGGCGGAGACGCATTAAGTGCGGTGGACATTACAGGCTACACAGCCCGCATGCAGTTGCGCTCGCTACCTAATGACACCATTGCAGTTTTAACGCTTACAGAGACAAGTGGTATTACAATTGATGGGCCTAGCGGAACTCTTGCAGTTCGCGCAACAGCACAACAAACAGGCGCAATAATTGCAGGCCCTTATTATTATGATTTAGAGATAACATCACCTCTTGGTGTGAAAACACGCATTGTTCAGGGTGAATTAAATGTAAACGCAGAGGTGACAAGATGACATACAACCCAAATAACTTTTTGAACAATCCAAACCCTGTTGGAACTCCCAATGTCATTGTTGTTACACCTGGCCCTATGGGGCAACAAGGCGTTCAAGGTATTCAAGGTACTTCAGGCTTTTTTTCTGCTCAGGGAACTCAAGGAACACAGGGTTTACAAGGCGGCGGATTTAACCAGGCACAAGGAACACAAGGCATAACAGGTACACAAGGTTTAACTGGTATTCAGGGTACAAATGGTTTGCAAGGCGTACAAGGCGCGCAAGGCACAACAGGTATTCAAGGTGAGACTGGTATTCAAGGTGCATTTGGCGTACAAGGAATTAACGGAACACAAGGCACATCAGGAGCGCAGGGAACTACTGGTGTGCAGGGTGCAACTGGTACACAAGGTTTAGTTGGAGTACAAGGAACTAACGGTGCGCAAGGTATTACAGGCGCACAAGGAGCAACTGGTACACAGGGCTTGCTTGGTATTCAAGGTTCTATTGGTGCGCAAGGCACAAGTGGCACAACTGGAACACAAGGCGCGACTGGTACACAGGGAGCAACAGGAATTCAAGGCACACAGGGAACGCAGGGTGTGCAGGGCTTACTTGGTAATGTTGGAAATCCTGGAACACAAGGAACAACAGGATCTCAGGGTTTAACTGGATCTCAAGGCGCTGTTGGCGATACTGGTTCACAGGGAACAACAGGAGCGCAAGGTGTTCAAGGTACAACTGGCGTACAAGGTTTAATAGGTGCGCAAGGAACACAAGGAATTCAGGGTCATGATGGAACACAGGGATTAACTGGCGTTCAAGGAGCAACTGGCGCACAAGGAACAACAGGCGCTCAAGGAATTGATGGAATACAAGGTCTAACAGGTGTTCAAGGATCAACAGGTGCGCAGGGTTTAACTGGCTTACAAGGCACAACTGGCTCTCAAGGACTTGATGGAATTCAGGGAACTGTTGGAGCGCAGGGAACTCAAGGCGTACAAGGAACTACTGGTAGCCAAGGTGTTCAGGGCTTAAATGGTATTCAGGGTGTTCAGGGTAATACTGGTGCAAGTGGTACATCATCATCTATTTTTGAGTATCAAGCAGACTCTACAACTCAAACACCTGTACCTGCCGCTGGCAGAATTATTTGGAATAACGCTACACAAATTTCTGCAACAAACATTTACATTTCTCATTTAACAGATTTCAATGTGGACATTGATTTT